ACGGCAGCGGCTACGGCTACGGCAGCGGCAGCGGCGACGGCGACGGCAACGGCTATTGAAATCTAACAAGTAATAACAAAGACAATGAAAACAACAGATTGGTTATTGCTTGCAGCATCAATTATCTTTGTTGGATGGTTATTATCTGAATGGCTTTATAATAAACTTAGAAAAAGATAATGACACAATCAGAAGCTATAAATAAATTAGCAAAAGAATGCTGTTTGGCTATTGGAGAGTTTGATCATTTTAAGACAATCCGTACATATATTCAAATGGCACTCGTAATAGGTTTAGAGCATTATGATGTACATGATGTAGAAATAGTTGCTATGTGGAGAGATGGTGGTGAAGCTGGTAGATATAAAAGTATTACTGATGCTTCAAATAAATTAGGGATTGCCAGAAGTAGTATCTGGAGTGTATTGGAAGGACGTAGAGTAAGTGCAGGAGGATTAATATTTATGCGAGCAGAAGATTATAATTTATTACCCAGAGAAGAAAAGAGCTCATCCCTTAGCAAGAATGAGCTCTAATCTAACTAAACCTAACCCTGAAAAAACCCCTTAGAAGTTATATGTGATCCCCGTCAATATCAATACTGATTTAGTACCAAAATTATATCCGGCACCAACATTAACAAACTTCAAAGCACTTACGGTTCCAACCACAGCCATTGATGCTGTTTGTTTTGTTATATCCGCAACAAATAACAATAGAGCATTAAATCCAAAGTTATTATATGGAACACCATTTACTTCAACATAATGCTGATATCCCAAACCAAGACCAGTTGAAGAAAATGCCTGTGAGTCAAATTCCTTGGTTGTTTTATTCCAAGTTAATTGTACAGCCGTTAAAGAAACTGCTGGGCGGATAAGCCATACTGAAGTGGGAGTGGCAGCTACATCAGCTTTAAGTAAAGTTCCCGATTTGAATAAGTCTTTTGGTATAGGTTTAAAAAATGATACCTGTGCCTGGCAGACTCCTACCATCATCAAGAATCCTAATAGAACGATAAGCTTTTTCATTGTACTTTAATTTAGATTAATATTTATATTTAAAACATTTAAAATTCCCTTGGTTTCCTCATCTGTACGGCATTGAAATATAAAAGTTATATAACTATATGCCTAAAAATAATATCTCAGCAAATCACCTGTAAATAGCCTACATTTCAAAGTACTGGAATGTCTCACCAAAGTTTGGAACAATCTCAAAATGTCCGCTATCCCAGAATGTAGTGTCATCAATATCATTATTCTGGTTCCAGTCTATACCACAACGTATCCTATGATGTATTAATCCTTCCTCAAATAATCTTGCTGCAATCCCCATAACCCATCCAGCAAAATAAGCTGATTGTAGTTTTCCCCAGTCAATATGATTTAATTCATAAGGATAAACATCAACTGCATTACTTGGTTTTGTATTATGCACCGTAGGATAATCAACCTTTGATAGTTGAGGTACAGAAGTAAAGTAGATATGCTGCTGTGCTTTTGTCCTATATGAATCAGCAATCGAGCAGTCATACCATTTGATTACTTCATTAAATAAAACCTGCAGATCAGGATGTGCCTGGGCAAGTTTATCTTTTGATGTTTGACTAAATGCTGGCATAGTATTATAATTTTATTAACGTCCTACAGGATGTGGTTGAGTATTCCATTCTTGCTCTATTTTACTAACTTCTTTATTATTCTTGATAGAAGTAAATGTTCCGTATGCAGAAACAATTAACAATGCCAAAACAACTACAAGAAGCATTACAGCAAGTTTTGGATATTTCTTTATCATTGTATATTCTTGTAAATCATCTTTTATAGAATCAATTTTAGGCATGGCTGGACAATTAACAGGATGTTCAATTAATTGTATTTCAAGATTCTTGAGTTGTTTCTCATGGTCTGTAATAGTACCATTAGCATGATTAAGTCTTGTAAAAACCTGATTAAACTTACTACTCATTACATCTCGAAGTGCATCAATTTCTGCAATGGTAGCAGTCCTACTTACATCAATGATCTTTAAAAGATCATCATGTTTCTCTTGCATAGCCGTCCTAATTCTATTAAGAGCATCTAAAATTGCTTGTTCACTACTCATTTGACTTTCTTTTTAAAGATTTATATTAAATAGCCTCGCCAGAGGCTTAACTTACTTCCCAAAGGATGTTTACCGTATTAGAAGCTACTGTTCCTGTCTTTGTCCATGTAATTGTTATGTTCGTAGCATCCACTGTAATAATTCCTGATTGTTTATTTGCTCCATTAAACGGACTTGTTGTTCCTAATGCCGTAAAACCCAATTCTTGCGTAGTTGAACTATAAATATTATCAATCGTTGCCGTAGTTGTGCCTTCAGACCATCCTGAATGATTTTTAAAACATTACTATTTATATAATTCCCCATGATTAAATCATTTCAAGTAAATCAATATTCCATTGTCTATTACGAACATCAAAAGAACCACGATTCATAACAAATTTACGTGGATTATCTGCACTATCAATATCATTCATATCATCTACAAAACAACCTATTGGATCAATACTCATTTCTGCTGCCATCTCTTGAAGAATCATTGTTACCATTTCTTTTGGACGAGCATACTGATCAGCTATTTCCTGACACATTAATTCAAGTAATGGAGCCACAGCACTTTCACCTCTTTCCTGCCATGCTTTTGTAGGAACTACCACTTCAGCAACACCAACTTCCTTTGTTACACCATCACAAGTTATATTTGCTGTACCATAAGTTCCTGATAATGCTATTGAATCTGCTCTATCACGTCCCACTGTATTTGGAATAACATTACCATAACTATCACCCAGACCATTACTTGAAGCAGCAGTAAATGGAGTTCCCGCCACATTTGCAGTGAATAAACATTGCCCGGCAGTACCATTTGTAAGAATTATCCTTATTGCTGCATAAGCAGCAGCCCATGAAGCAACAAAGTTTTGCATTGATATTATTGCATTTGTCGTCCAGGTTAATGCTTTTGTTAATCCTCCACAGGTTATATTACAACCATAAGGATAACCACTCTTTGTAACTTGATCCACCTGAGCAACAGCAGTAATATGAGTCGTTAAAATTGTAACTATACCTGATAAATCACCTGTTAGATTTGTTATTAATGTTGCTCCAGAAAAATCATTATGATCTGTCCCATTAAAATTAATATGATTTGTAAATGAACCAACTGTTATACCAGGATAATCCGCTCCATGATCTGTAACAAAATCAGCAGCAGCCTGTGTAAGAGAATCCAATTGAATTAGAGTTAAAGCCCCTTGGAATTGCTCAATTATATTTTCAATATGAATATCAGCTGGATCATCTGGAACTGTTATATTTAAAACATCACCAAGGGTAGCATCATATGTTAATTCTTTTCCTTTAATATCATTTTCTTTGGTGTATGTATGCTCCACAATATTATCAATTGGTTCAGTTGTTTTAACAGTATAGTATTTTGATGTGAAGTGACTAAACCAATACTTTGGGTTATGCCCAACAAACCTTTCAAAGAACCTTCTTTTCATTTGTTTGCTTGTCACCTGTGAAGATGAAACTTTGAATCCTATATTCTTAAAGCAGTTATAAGCCCATCCAGTACCAGCACTAAATAATATCACCTGTAATGGTTCAGATGAATCAAATCCTACACATTGTCTTTGATATGTTTGCCAACCAGTCCATTTTAGACCAGCGGATCCAGTAACTTTTAAATATGGACCAGCTGGATAAGATGAAATTAATGCCCATTCACAAGTAGTGTCATCAACCTCTCTTAAAAATTTAGTACCTTGTCTAATATACACTTCAAGACTTCCTGCCTTATCCTTTGTAGGACAATAAAAGCCACAATCAAAACTTATTATAAGTAAATCACCTGCACTCGTTAATACATGATCACCAAAGGCTTGCTGTAAACCGTATCCAGCAGTATCATATATAACTATACCCTCTTTCTCTCCATAAACAAGCTCACTGATTGGTTGTATATTTAAACTTGGATCTGTTTTCGTCCAATTATCTACCGTATAACTTCCTGGAGTATGAAAAGTATCAGCTTTAAATTGCCAGTTGCTTATCCAACTGTCCCTATTACCATAATCAAAACTAATAGTTACCTTTTTTGCGGGACCAATCTTGATACGATTCCCTCCAGGGATTTGTCTGCGATTGGTGGGATTTGTTAAAGTTCTATTAATATATTGTACTGTTGATAACGTAATTGCTGTCTTTGTAGTTTCACCTGTAAACCACCTACCATACACAGTGGGATTCTTCTTAATTTCCTTAGGACGAAAGATATTAAAAATTCCATTACTCTGACGTATGACAGCTTTGTATTTACTCAATATTTGTTCCAAGACATAGGCACAAGATTGATCTTGGTATTGATCCACACCAATTCTTAACTGATCCATTGGACTATCTCCCACACCAGTATTCATTCTGGTTTCATAAATATTAACAAATTCTTTAAATTCAGTGTGCTCAATCTTACCAAGGATGTCTAATAAAATTTGACTTTCAAACCTAATACCTTCATAAAAATCCCCACTTTCAGTTTCTTCATAAAGAATATCATTCAGTGATTCAAGACCACAAACTGCCTTTAAAGATATTTCATGTGGGACAACGTCATACGGTTCTTTAAATGAATCGTTTGCAATAAATCCAGTAAAATATAAAGTTTCACCACCAGAGGAATCTTCATTTGGATCAGTGTAATAAATATTTACCTTGATATCCAAATCCTCTCCTTCATACAAGTCATCAAGAAAGAATTGAGATAATGTAACAATCGTTATCTGAGCTTCTCTTTGACGTATTGGATCATCAAAATCATCAGAGTTATTATCAAATGGAAATAGTAAAGGAGTTGGATCTTTTGCTAACAAATGAGTATGTCCACCAGTCCATCCATTCTTTAAGAAATCAATCTTCCAATAGACATTCCATCTGTCGTAAAATTCACAACGATATTTAACTCCTCTTGCCATTACGATAATTCTATTTGTCTTCTTAACATAAGAACTGCATCTTTTCCACTAATTCCAAAATTCCCCGTCAATTCTATTTGTATTTTTTTATTACCAATACTTAATTGACCTGGAGGAGAAACTGTCTCTCCTGATGAAAGTAGTGCTGGATATGTATCATTTGGATAACCTGGAGGAATTGTACCTCCTCCTGCTAATTTAGTTAATCCCAAGAAACTCTTTAATGTCCCTATTGATTGACCTGCAATTATTCCTGTTCCTCCTGAAATGGCATCAAGTATTAACCAAACAGCAATCTCAGCCATCAATTTAGCAATTATTCTCTCAATGCCAGTAATTATAGAATTAACCATTGCTTTAAATCCACCACCGGTCTTAGAAAATAATTGTTCAAAAGCACTTTGAAGTGACCTAACAACTTCTGACTGTTTTATAAGACCATGCGTTAATTTATCTATCATAGTATTCTGATACATATTTTGATTTAAGTCTTCCAATTTCTTTATCAAATCATCAATTTCAGCATTGCCCGGTCTAAGTCCTTCCTCCCAAAGTTTATCTAACTCAGTTGTATAAACTTGAGTAATTGCTGCATTTTTATCAAATGTATTTCCTAATATTTTAGCTTGTATATCTACTAAAGCAAGTTGATTATTAACATCTTGTATCCCCTGTGAAATACCAAATCCTGTTGCCCCTTGCATCTTCATAAAGAACTTCCGATAATCAATAGGTTGCTGCTCATTCAAATTTGTAACGGCAGAAGGTTCTTTCATTCCCGCAGTTGTGGCTTTTATATGAGCTTCATATTGATCTAAGAATACTTTATAAACATTTGTCAATTTTTCAATGGCTTCAATACGTCTCTTTAATGCCTCAATAACTTTATTTTCACTTTCTATCTCCCCTCTATTTGCTTCAGGGATATGTGAAAGAATAACTTGTTCATCTACTAATTTCTGCTTTAATGTTTCAAGAGTTTCAATTACAGCTTTTATAGGTTCTTTGGCTGCTTTCATTGCTGCAATCATTTCATTAAGAACCTTTATATAAGTTGGATCAGGAATATATTGGTGAGTAGCTGCCTTTTGTAACCCTATCAAATCCTCAAGACTGAGCCCTGCTAATTGCTTTCTCATTTCATCCTCTTTGGCAGTCTGTTCAGTTTTATATTTGGAATAAGCAGCCCATCCCATCCAAAACTTCTGCCAAGCAGTTAAAGAAGTATCTCCTAATATTTCCATTCTATGAGTCAATCCTGTAACAGCACCTGAAACCAAATCACTCTTAATAAGCCAATCTCCGTATGCTAATTTTAAATTTGTTACTGAAGTAGTATATCTTGCTAACTTTATCTGCATGGTATCAGTAACCTCTCCCATCTTTTTTGTTTGAGCTTCAATATATTGTGGGAAAGAATTGGTTTTGAATGCTGCCGTAACTTCTTTAACACTTAAAGCCATTGGAGCCATTGATCTTGCAAACTTTCGTATTGCTCCCTTTACAATTATATCAGAAAATTCATCAACCGATTTTCCTAATGTAATGGCTCTGGCTGATGCAAAATTCAAATATGTTATTAAATCTTTTGTGGCAATCCCAGCATCTGTAGCTTTAACAGCCATTTGCATCAATTTAAAGTTATCCGTAGCTCCTCTGGTAGCCACCTTTAACTCATCAAAAACTTTTGAAGATTGTCCAATTCTATTAAAAGCTGTATGAACTCCTTCCATATTGGCAGCAAGATTCATAGATTCTTTGGAAAAAGCAATTATCTTTCCAACAGAAAAAGCTGCAGCCATTATACCTCCAAGTCCCATTAACATCCTGCCAAGACCTGTGACTTTGACTTCAGCTGCAGATAATCCAGAGGTATCAGCTACCAAACTAACCATCAATGTACCTATGTTCATATCATTTGTTTATTAGCATTCTGTTTTAAACTTCTTCCCTTCTTATTCATATTTGCTAATCCAATCAAGATTTGTTTCTGTTCTTCAACACTTTGTTTTTTAGGTTTAACTTCTTTTCTCTCTCCAAGCCAATCAGGCATAAAATCTAATGGAGTTGAAACAATTGGTGTAGTTCCTTCCTTTGCATACAAATGAGTAACAAGATTCATCACCATTGCCTCTAACTTGGCAAACCTAAAATCATCTCTCCACGTACCTATTGGATCAATTGTATTATAAGATTCCCATTCATTTAATTGATCCAGTGTTAATACATCCAATAAGAAATCTGGATGAATTATTTTTAATTCTCTGCAGAGCCGGAATTGGAATTGTCTCCAAGGCCGGCACTTGAGTTTTTTACTAACGCCTCCTTATCTTCTTCTGAAATAGCATTCAACTTCTGAGCAACATTAATGATCTTTTCCAGTTTCTTAGCACTCATATTGTTGCTTAATGTTTCATAATCACCAGATTCAAGAATCAATTCTCCTTTTTCATCACAGACTGTCATAACTGCAAGTTTAGCACGAAAATCTTCAATTGATCTTTCATACCCTACCACACCAGTCTTTTCATCCTTTGTTTCTTTCATCAATGATCTTTCAAAAGCATCACGTTCATGTCCAGTCATTTGACGAACATAAATAAAATTATCCTTATCCAATTCAATTTTAGTTACTTCAAGTTTTTCTTTCTGTAACAAACCTTTTCTGTTTAATAGTGACATGATTAGTAAATTTTAAATTGTTAATAATAAAATATCACTTGATTAGTGAGTTTGTTTTTACGGTGTAAGTCCTGAACTACCACCCGATGTGGTATCATGGAGAACCTGTCCACTTATCTGAATTGTTACATCAGCCGTGATCTTATCTGTTGGTGTAATGGCTAAAGGCAATTCAGTTACCAATCCCTCAAACTCCAATGAAGTTCGATCAGGGTCTGGTAGAACAATTTCGTAATTCCGAAGAACATCACTCTCAAAATCTGCCTTCATCAATAAATAACCCACGGCAGTGAAGTTCATTCCAAGTTTGACCGTTCCCGCATTACGAAATCCAGCAATAAATTCCTCATAACCACCTGTGGAATCTAACGAAGTCACATTTATTGTGGCTCGTGTCATTCCAGGGCCAGTGATTGAGTTTATTTCAGCAAGGTCTGCCCACTTTGAAGTGGTTGGATTCCATCGCCGAAATCGTGTTCCTACGCCAGCTACGGCATTACTACTCATTTTTACCTCCTTTGAATGTTAAAATTAGTTATGTAACGTGCATTCCTGTTAGCATCCCAATCCAGCAGAGCGGGACCACTGGAACAGTAGATAACAGTATATAGTGTTCCATTCCACGTCTGTTGTGCTCGACCATGTAACGAAATCATTATATTATTAATTAAACTTTGTGCTGCCTGAGAACTTCTATTTCTAACTCTTATCTGAACTGATGGACTTTCATATCCTACACCATCAAGACGAAGATCAGGTGGAAATCCCGGTGTATCAAATATAGTTACACAATTATCTGGTTTAGCAGGTTCATCATTAATAAATAAGTTAGTAGCAAAAGTCAATCCCAATGAAGTATCTGCTACCAGCATATCTTTAATATCTTCTGAAGTTGCATTCATCATACTTTAGCATTATCCGCAATTATTAATAGTATCTTATCTGTATTACGTTTGAAAGCCCATTCTAACCATTTTGGACCAGAACCAGCTCTCTTCCAATTCACTGCTCCAATATTCTCATGAACATATACTGCATAATTAGCACTATATCCTCCAATAGCCATTATTCGTGTTAATGCTTTCTCCTTTGTTATTGCCTGACATTCCATTACCGTAGATTGATGTTCTGAAAGCATTTCCCCTGCTTTTGGTCCTTTAAATTGTTTTTCTCCTCTTCCAACAGAAATTCCTTTGGTAGTTACAACAAACCAGGATGCTCTTAAATTCCCCAAATCAACAGGGGTTAATGGTGATGTCGTTTCTGTATCGTTTCTTATTAATGCTAAAGATAGAATTAAACCTTTTGTAGTTCCTCCTTTAATTTGAGCAATCCCAAGATTCAGGTTTTTTATAACCGCATCTAATCCTATTACATCACCACTCCATGCCATTATAAATATGCTTTACGAACAAATTCAGTTGCTTTCAAATTTGGAGATTTATCAAATGCTTTTATTTCAAAAGCCTGATCTATTACTCTTGGATCATAATAAGAACCACTGCTATCAGTATCTTCATCCAGATCATCCAATGTGCCTAAGAATAAATAACCTTCTTCATCCAAATCCTGTAAAACATAAACCACCGATTTGGAAACAAATTGGTTTCCCTGAGCATCACTCATAACTGATATCTTATCTTCCCAGCGACAAGCAATCTCAACTGGATCATCAAAGTCTTTTCCACCATAACCATCGTCTACTGGATTGCCCCAATAAACTGCTGTTTGGTTACATAACCGTGCTATGTTACTTTCAATTCCCATCGTCAAAACTTTTTACTGCATAAATTGAAGCTCCCATCTTACCAATGTTACTCATCTTACCTGTAACATCTAATTGCATTACCATCTGACCATAAGGTGTAGATGATAAGTTTGCTCCATACTTGGCAGCATATTTTATATCCAAATCACCAATCTTCTCTTCAGCAGTAGTCCTATCCAATACACTGGCTACCATGTGGGCAGTAAACCATCTTTCAATTTCTTTCAAGAGAGTTGTGGTAATTCCAGTGCTATCAGTAAATACTTTGATTATTGTTTCATGTGCTGCTATAATAAAAGTATCTACGACAAGATCATCTACTATACAATTATCCATAATTGCTTTGACTTCCGTTGCCGTTACGAGTGCCATTATATCACCTTCCTTTCTTTTTGTCTATTTTTCCAAAGTAATGAATCTATAAAATTTAATGCTTCTGGATTCCATGTTAATCCAAGCCAATCACAAAGTTCATATAATTGCTGATAATCTCCATTCACCATACGTTCCGGCCAGATTACTTTGCAATTAAGTCCTTCAGTTATCATTTCAACAAAATACTTTTCATACTCGTGTACCATTTCTAACCAACCCTCTGGTGTAGAATGTTCTGTCATATAAGTTGTTTTCATACATGAAGAAACAATATCTCCACTTCTACGTCTAACAATAATCCATTTAGCATCAGGATAAGCATAATTCCAAACTTTCCACATTTTGCTTATATTGGAATCCTTATACATCCATGCTCCTTCCTTATATCCTTCCATAAGCATTATAGCATCTACAGATATTTTCCAATCTGTTGGAATATGATTAGTGCCAAATAATTCCAAATATACTTTAACTAATCCCTCACGTATATGATCATTACAATACATTCCACGTTTAGACATTTCTCCTGCAAAAGCACCACACATATTTATAGCAGCGGCAATCATTGTAGCTCCACTTCTTGGAATGCCTGTAATTAATATTGGAGATTGTTTTATCATCTGTACATTGCTCTTACTTGTTCTCTTTCTCTTGTCTTTTCTATGATTGGAACCACTCTTACCTTCTGTTGAGGATGTCTTCTATAAAATGCTAACGGAGCATTACAAAATCCTATTTTTAATCCAGCTTTTAAACAACGTAAATTAAATTCAAACTCCTCTGCCGTATTTAATGTTTCATTCATCTTTCCCACCTTTTCAAATACCTCCCTTTTATACATTAACGTAGCACTATGAATAACATTCTTTTTCAATAAATCTTGAACTGTTGGATTTTTAATAGGTGGAGAATATCTTTGAGTTCCTCTTCCAGCATTCATAAATATTTCAATAGCCTCTCCGTGAATGAAATCTACTCCTTGTTCTTCAATAGCTTGGATTGAATCTTCAATACAATTAGGAGTAAGCATATCATCTTCATGTAACCAACGAATGTAATCACCAGTAGCTTGATGTAAAGCCTTATTAAAATTCTCCGGCCAATTCCCCTCTCCTTTACTTAAAATCAATTGTACACCATTAGGAACACTTTCAACAGCCTCTTTTAACCACCCTCTATCTTTATTATAAGGGATAATAACAGTTACCTTCTTTTCATTGTATTCCTGCTGTACATATTTAGCCACCCAAGGAATTGTTTCTGCTGCAAGAGATATTCTTGGCTTCCCATGGAAACAAACTATATCTGCATCTTTTGGTAATTCAGTGAGATAATCTCCTTTCTGTGATTTGAAATCATATATTGTATTTGTTAATTTCTGCCAGAAGTTATCTGCTGATGTAACCTTACGTAAAAAATAATCCATGCGAAATCCAAATACATGACTTTTCTGAGATTGCCAAGCTTCCCAAACATTACTAACTTTCTTACTATGGGCAGGAAACCAAACAAGTGGTGTTGCAATATTATTATTCTTTTGCCATAAATCTTCTAATACTATAAACTGATCTGGGTTCTTAACCAAATCAAATATATTTTCAACCGATTGTATAATAGCCGTATCAAGATCAATATATAAGAAAGGTCTGTACTTTTCCATTTCTGGACTGTACAATTGCATTCTACTCCAAGTACCAGGATAATCATTGGTAAGAGGAATAAATGTAATGTTACCTAAATTATATATCGTTGAAGCCTTATCCCACAAGCAAATGATCTGAGGATGCTCTGCTGATCGCCACTTACCATGAATATGTTTAGCAAGTAACTCAACATCTCTCATGCTGAAATCCTTCCCACTTCTCAACACCAATACTATAATTTTCTTACTTTCCATTTACCTGTTCATTAATCCAATCGTATGTTTTTTGAATCCCTTTTTCTAATCCCCAGAAGTTTGGAGCCCAATCCAACTTTCTTAGAATCAATTCATTGTTTGAACATCTTCCTCTCACACCAAGAGGTCCGTCAATATGTTTTATAAATAAATCTTTTCCTGACCAATCTATTATTAACTGAGCCAAATCATTTATGGATATTATTTCTGCTGAACCAATGTTAAGAGGTTCAAATGATTCTTTAGCATTCATTAATCTTCTTACTCCTTCCAAACATTCATCAATATAAAGAAAAGAACGTGTTTGAAATCCATCTCCCCAAACTTCAATTTCTCCATGATTCCTTGCTTCTGCTACCTTTCTACAAAGTGCTGCTGGAGCCTTCTCCCTACCATTGTTCCAACTTCCCTCTGGACCAAAGATGTTATGAAAACGAGCAATTCTTATGTCAAATTTATAATTACGTTGATAAGCCAAATACATTCTTTCACTGAATAACTTCTCCCAACCATACTCGCTATCCGGTGCAGCTGGATAAGCACTATCTTCAGCACAGTTTGGATTATCTGGATTCATTTGATTACGTGCTGGATAAATACAAGCTGAACTGGAAAAGAATATTTTACCAACACCACACTCAGTTGCTCTCTTGGCCACATTAAGATTTATCATTGCAGAATTATGCATTACATCGGCATCATGCTCTCCTGTAAATATATATCCTGCTCCTCCCATGTCTGCTGCAAGCTGATAAACCTCATCGAATCCTTGATTAAAAACAGTATCAATACTATGAAGATAACGCAAATCACTAATATAGAAATCATTGGCTTCTGTCTTTGAATACTCAGGATATTTTAAATCTGCTCCTCTAACCCAATATCCCTCTGCCTTCAATCTCTTTACAAGATGTGAACCAATAAAACCACCTGCTCCAAGTACTAACGCTGTTCTCATAATGTATTCTTAATTTTATTCTTCCAATATTCAAAAGTAAATTTTTCCATGTTCCAAATTCCTTGATGTATTCTTTGTAATTCAGTAGCAAGAAAATCAAAAGTAACTTCTTCCCAACTATCAACAAAACTAATTGGTAAGTCCGTATAGAATTGATTGTTTATATTTCTCTTTTCAATCGGAATTGTATTCATATATAAACATTCCCAAAGTCTGTGAGTATCAATTCCGTTTCCTTCTGGACAAATCATAAACTTATGATTATATATATTATCCAAATACCAATCAAAAGGAGAATTTCTTTCAGCAGTGATCCAAGATTTATCAGCAAACATATCATATAACTTATCTCTACCTACAGGATTAGTCTTTGTGGTGTGACACATATAAACAAGATTCCTCATCATCTTAGGAGCTTTTAATGCAAACTCCATCTTTTCTTTCTTCCTTAACATACCATTCCACCTATTATTCTCCAATCCAATAGGAATTGACTCCAACCTTTTGTTTTTTACAGCAACATTCTGGGAATACCATTTAATCACATTCTTCGGCATATTGCTAATATCTACCATGTGATTATCCCCATTGTGGGATATTACTATTACTTTTTTATTAGTGCCTAAAAGGGCAGCAAATAAAGAATTTACATACATTACATGAGTATATATAATATCACCATCCTTCAAAGAAGTAACATTCAAAGTATTTGGTAACTTATCATAGTCATCATTTACTTTGACTTTTGGTGAATATGTATAATCCGCCAACGTAATAAATTTGTCACCTTGTATCCAGTCCATATATTTCTTTGTGTCTACTTAAACCTTTTGCCCAAGCCACTGCCCAATGATGAATTGCATATGAATATGACTTAACATAAGAATAAGGATCAATATCAACTCTGGCATGATTTGGCCACGGATAAAAGAACTTCGGAGGGAAAGTAACCACTCCTTTTGTTTCCTTTGTTACCTCTTTCAAAAAACACTGAGTAAAATAATAAGGTCCAGTTGATTCAAACATTCCTTTCCAAGTTGCAGCCTCTATATATTTCATATCTTTAATATACCTACCAAGAATTGGATGTCCAGGAATGCTCCCTACCAATGCTGGATATAATTCTACTGAAGCTGAATAACCAGAACTGGTAAAGAAATCTAAATGCATAAAATCATCCAAAGGTTTTAAACATTCAAAATCAGTATCAACATATATCCCACCAAGTCTATATAATATTTCATGCCGGAATATATCTGATCTTTGTCCATGATTATGTGCTTTGGAATAAAAGTATTTATTGGTTAAATTAAATTCTTCTATATCCTTATCAGTCCATAATCTGTATTCCCAATTAGGATGAAACTTCTTCCATGAATCCCCCCAACGTCTAAACTGTTTAGGAATTTCTCCACCAAGCCATATCTGATGTATCTTATGTGGTATCTTATGAGCGGCAGGAGAATCATTATTCAAATAATTATTTTCATACAAAGTCCTAAGAACAGCATGATCCTCTGAAGCCAAATACGTCTTTTCATCAAAGACATATGACTGCCTAATTAATTGATCATATGTTTGTACATTGTATATCATTAGTATCTTTTATAAAAAGCATCTCCCCAACTACCATCTTTCTGTAATGTTATAGCCATTCTTATAAATCCAAATTGTCCTACATATTTATCAACGTCTGGAAGTAATGAACAATTCTTATACATCTCGACTGTATTAACCTCTAAATACAAATAATCCAATTTACCGAGCAACTTTCCAAAACTCTTTATTACATTCAATTCAACTCCCTGTACATCAATACTTAGATAGTTGAATATATTAATATCAATTTTATTTGTTTTCAGAAATTCATCCATTCTCACCAATTCAATTTCTTGATCTCCAATATACTTAATAGTTCTATACATCTCTTTGTGCAATCCTAAATCAAGTATTGAAGAACTTTCCCCATTGTTACTGGAAATGTGTAAAGTTGCCTTTCCAGTTATCGTATCATGTACACCAACATTATAAGCTCTTTGATCTTTAAATAAATGAAGATTCTGTAACAATGTTGGAAATAAGTCTTTATTAGGTTCAAACCAAATCACCGGAGAAAAACCTTGTTCTTTATACCAAGTTCTTTCCTGCCCCTCATGTGCTCCCACATGAATTGCTCCTTTACGAACAGTCATATATTTATCAAACGTTGTAAACAGCATAATCTTCAATTTTAATCCATTCTTTTGGCCATCTATGTTCCGCTGAATCTTCTGGAGATGTTCCCATAAATGTCAATGGACATATTACTTTCTTTTTAGCATTCTCATTCAATACAGCTGCCCACCAACTAAATGTACTATTGGTAACTATATTATGCTTGCAAAACTTCATTAATTCAAAACATAAATAATCTTCCAAATCAACAAACGTAATTGGTTTGGTAAAATATACTTGTTTGAACGTTTCTTTACACCACGGAATATCATCACTGAAAATATAATATCTTCCATTGGGTATTCCTAATTCACTAATTGCTGAGAAATAATACTTAGCAGATAAATCTCTGAAAGCTCCTTTTCTGTGCAATTGATAATCTCCTCTACGAACATGAATGGATATAGAATTACAATCCATTATTTCATCAGCCAGCTTCAAAAACTCATCAGTATAACATTCAGACTTTAATTGAAGTTCTTTTTGAAGTATTGAAATAATCTTTTCATAATAATTATACCACTGCCAATATCCTTCAAAGTTATAATCATCATTCATATTAAACAAAGTAAGATTATAACCAACTCTTTTCTCAATGATTGTTGGATTCTTTGAAATAAATGGATGAATATTCATTTCCACTTGAAACTTATCTAATCTGAAAGGACGGGGATATTTAACATCTGTATTATCTTTGTGCCAAGAAACATCATAAGCAACATCTTTTCCATGCTGTTGAAGAACCTTACCAAATGCATATTGAAACATTTGATTCCCTATCCCTCCATATATTTTAACAATGTTCATATAATCTCTTTTAAACTTACTCTTGGAAAACATTCAATTGCACTATCTGGACAAACATTTATAATCTCAATGTGCATTTGCTTTGCATCCTCAGCCATTACTGGAAATCCTGATAGGTGTTTATCAAAGGGCAAGTGCATTAATCGTTTTTGATCTTTATCATTCACTGGCCCTCTTTTATAATGATCATGCCAATGTTGCATATTATCTTTTCCCAACTTCATATCAAATCCCAGTAAATAGATTCTCTTTGCTCCCATTTGAGCAGCCACACTTACTGCTGCTGCTCCTGTATTATGATTCCAACTAACTTTTCCTGGAGCCAGACTTATTCCTTTTGGATGTCCGGTATCTCTTTCCATATACTTAATCCAAGGTTCACTTCTTGATCCTGGATGACAGGAAATCTTTAAACCAGGAAACTTTGCTAATTCGATTTGTTCTCTATCAAAAAAATTAGCATCACCAAACATTACAATATCAATCCAAATTCCAATTCGATAAGCTACATTTATCCCAATGACGTGTTTGTCATGTAAATATGACATATAAGGTGAATAAACGCTTGGAGGGGAAGAACCTTCAATTACTTGACGGACAATATTAGGTGGTATACCAAACTGTTCTGCTACTGATGGCCCACCCCCTATTATCCAAACGTCACCTCCGTCCCACATCCGGGGAATTTTCCAACTCATTTTGCCAGATCGTTAATCAATTGTTCAGCTATTGCTTTTGCAAGGGGTTGTGTATTCATAACCTTACCTTGTCCGTCAACTACATCAAACAATGATTTACTTTTCCCACGTGGTTTGATTTCATAAACCACTTTTACTGGTTCAGGTAGTTTTTCTGCCTGTGCTGCTTTTGCAGCATCCAGTGGAATTATTGTATCTTTAAAAGATTGCGGGATTTCACTTGGCAAGGCTGAGAATACTTCTCCTTGTTTAATTATTTTATTCTGCCCACCAATATTTAATCTTAATGAACCTCCACCAATCTTCCTGTAACGAAGTTTTGCTTGTCCTGTAATTGCAGGAACTTCTTCTTCAGGAGCTTTTTTTACACTCTTTGTACGTTCCATAATTTTAATTTTTAAAAGTTTAAATGAAAAATCACTTGATTAGTGAATTTCAATTAAAATATCAGGCAAGATGCACAATACCCGATTTTCCATTCTGATCACTTCTGATCTGTGGAACCTGAATGGTCATTACTTTGAATTTAGTAACCATACCACCTTCGGTAGCCCACTCAACATTGGTAAGATCCATTCCACGAACCAGACGAACAACATCCGGTGTCATCTGAACCAAAAGAACGTTATCAGCAGTTAATGTGTCAATAACTTTGATTCCCTGAATACCAGCTATTGCCAGAATCCTTGAACGGATTGTTACACCCGGACTTTCTACATCATAATCACCATCAAGAATGGTTTCATATAATGTCGGGATATAAAGCATCCATGGTCCATAATGATAAGCAGCCAGACTGATTTCCTTGAGAGCAAGAACACAATCAACAATCTTTTTACCAGTTGAACCGGAGTCATTCCAATGTGCTCCCGGAACTGAACTGAATGATACCTGATTTCTGTCAGGATGATTCAGATAACTGTAAATAGTATTTCTTACCCTGCTATCGGTTTCACCGAATGAATAGGTAGTGTCTGTGAACAGCATCTTTTCCAACTTCTCATTGATCCTGCGAGCAGCTCTTTCAGCCATGGTTGTATCCAGTGGATTTCCCATATTACGACTGGTAGCAAGTACCCTTGCATTGATCTCATAATCCATGTGAAGTATTGGAATCGGCAGGTAGTTGTGCTGGAAGACAGGACGATCACCACGACTTCTGGTAACACCATCCATTGTCAGATCAGCTTCACCTGCTTCACTTACATCATGCCATTCAAGCACGGTTGTTCCCATGCCACCGTTCCCAAGGTTATAAACAAGTCCCTTGGAAATAAGGTCGTCAACTCCCCCCAGTCTGTAACGAGCTGGTTCAAGAATAGCCTCATCAAGTTGTTTCCACTCATCCCTGCGTAATACATTCGAATAATTCTGAATAGGTATCTGTGCAGGAACAACAGCATAACTCGTAGGAAGTTTGGGATTTCCACCTTTGTAAAGTGAAATATAAACACCCCAATTTCCTCTCTTGTCCTGTGCGAAGAATGGACGCTTACTTCCAGCGTCTATTCTACCGGTCTGAGCAAAGTTGTTTGCAAGTTCACCGTAGGTTTGTCCATTCGCAAGGACGACATCCATTTGTACATTTTCCATTATTATTTCCTCCTTTTGCGTTTAGATAATCCTTATTACAACATACTGCTCAGTTGATCTTGCTTCCGATTCGTCAGTAGACAAAGATGTGGTATCACTGGCTGTAAGAACAACACCAATGATATGTTTGTCATACTGTGAATGAGCTGCCTGTGAATCTGCTGATTCCCAACTTTCATTGGTTCTCGTAACTTTCCTTACCTGACCAAGTCCATTGGATTCAACAAAGTCTCCAACGACAAGAGCTTCCTCATCTGCCTGACGAGCATAAACAGCTTCTCCAGGCTGTGCATGCCATACCTGAACCCGATCTCCTGATGCATAAGCACCATTTACTCCAATGCCTTTTCCCTGAAGTTCATCTTCAAGAGCAAACATTGCAGCAGCAGTCTTACCGGCACCACTATGTCTCTTGACCGTTCCTTCTGTAGTAGTAAACTCTACCAAGTCTCCAGGGTAGATCACACCAGAAGCTTTTCCTTCAAAGACGATGTCGGAATACTTTTTGATTTTAATTGTATTGTAACCCATTGTCTTTCCTCCTTATTTTTTAGCGGTTTCAAATACAATACCTGTCGGAGCAAGTGGTTCAATCTCACCAGCATTGGACTGAATTACTCCACCCCCTGCTATTGAATAATCATGCACATCCTCCTTCTTTACGGAATCAAAAACTCTTTTCAGAGTATCTTCATCCATCCCATTGAGAGCTGCATCCGGCCACAGCTCTTTGCTGGTATTTGCCTGGATGCTCTGGATCATCTTACTCTTAGCTTCAGCACGCTGTTTTGCCAGAAAGGCAAGATCAGCGGTCTGCTCTGGAGTAAGTTTATTTACTTCGACTGGTTTCTCAACTATCTTTTCAACCACCTTTGGAGTGAGTTTATCCAGTTGAGGTGCAGTCAAAGTATTCAACATTTCCCTGTCCGTTTCGACAAAGCCTGACTCCTTATTGGCAATCAGTGCATCTATCTTCTTGACGCATTCGGGACATTTGTTTTCTGACATTTTGTCCTCCTTTTTAAAATTATTACTATTATTATCATTGTCTCCACTCCCCGCTTTCCCGGTGTTCTGGGAAGAGTGAATATCTTCTTTAAAGTTTGTTATATCTATTCCATAATGCTTAGCTTTAGCAGCAATTTTAGTATGAGCTGATTTCTTTTGCTCAGCACTTACTCCTTGCACCTGATTAAACCTTGACATAGCTGCTCGAACATGAGCCTCATCAAATATTGGTAGGTGACTATCTGAATCATCCTTGCCCGGAATAGCATAAAACTCAGCAAGAGACATTCCCAATGCTTTCCTCTTAGATGCCATATCAGTTACTTGAGCATTAACTCCTAATCCACATCCATCAGCAACAGAGCAAGCTCCAGCACATTCAGTAAGAATTGCCAAATGATCTGGACGATGATTTACTGCTATTGCATCATAATGTTCACCTTCCCATTCTCCAGGTGTTTCTTCTTCATCCGAAAACAAACCTAAACTTATTTCAAGCACTTTCCCAGCAAGTATATCTGCATGAATAGAAGGAGCTATTTCAAACAATTTATCCTCATCCAACCATACATTTGCTTTCAGTTTCTTTCCGTCAACATTGGTACTATAAATTCTACCAACCGTTCTTGTATCAATCACTTCTGGAGAGTTGGCTGATATACTTTGCCCTTCTTCTTCTGGATGATCAATAGCAACCGGGATCCCATTCCAAGATGCCGGGAACTTACCAAGTTCAGCTATGGAATGAAATATAGGACCATGACTTCCATTATGAACACCTTCCACCATCATTGTAACAGGAACAATCATATGAGGTTTACCCTGATGTACTTTTAATTCCACATCATAAGCATCTTCCTGCTTACTTTTATAAGATTTATAGTTTTCACTATTGTTTGCTATTACTCCATTTGCTTGTTTAATGGCAGAAGGAGCACAGGTTTCATCTGTTCCACCTTTGGCCAAACATTTGGAAAGAACTGTATTTGCAATTCTTACCCACTGTTTCTTTTGCTTATCAGTAAGCCCTTTTTTGTGCTTATCCACATCTTCAACGGTCCAAGGCATGATTTTACCCTCCTATCTTTTTAAGTTTAAATACACTGGTTTCCCTGAATATATAATTGAACTCAAGTTATATTCCATTGTTGGATGGAGATGTACAATATTCTTAAATTGCTGCAATATTATATCATCACTTGCATCGTGACTAAATCCTTCCGTTTCATAATCCTTATCCCTTCCACTTCCAACCATTATTACTGGAATTTCCTCATGATTCATATAATTACGAATGGTTTCAAATGCTCTAAACAAAAATGGAGTAATTGTATAAACCACAGGAATCTTACCTCCCAATGAAAGTCCAACTGCTATATTTATCATTACTTGTTCAGCTGCTCCAACATTATAAAATTGATTAGGTAACTCATTTTGTATTTTATCAAGCAAACCAAATCCCATGTCAGCAGTAATGAGAATAATACTATCATCTTTCTTCATTAACTCATACAAGTCCGATGCAAACTTTTCTCTCATAATCTTATATAATGTGCTGATAAACCTTCCAATCCATAATCACTCACCTTTGTTATCCTGTATCGAATATTAGGGATTAAAAACATTATTTGTCCAAGCATCCAAGCCTCAACCTTACCATAGGCTGACCATCCGTTAAAGTTAAGATAAACTTTTAGATTATCAACTTTATATTTCTTAATAATATTTGCTGCCTCATAAATAGAACCTTCAAAGCATTCTCCATCCGATATTAAGCAGTAAACATCTCTCTGCCTGTTTGCCAGTGCTAATCCTACAGCAATGGGCAAACCATGTCCTAAACTACCTGTACTACAATAAAGACCACAACTCCCGCAACGATCAGGATGCGTGCCGTGATGGGCAAATATCTTTTCTGCATCTATTCCCAAATACTTTTCAATAACTACATAAAGAGCCAATCCAGCATGACCACATGAAAGTACAAAAGGTTCATCCTCCTTCTTAGAAGCATATATTTCATCTATAATACCTACAGATGTTAAACAACTGCCAAGATGAGCAAGATGCAACTTCTTTGAAATCTCTAATATCCGTTTATGAAGATTATTCATACTTTCAAAATATTCTTAATACAATCACAAATATACTTAACTTCATTTTGTGTCAAATCATGCTTACTTGGTAAGTTAATTCCATTCTTACCAAGGAATGTTGCAACAAAATTATCAACATTCTTAAACATTGGAAAAGAACTCATTGGTGGAAAGAATGGTCTGGTATCAATTCCACAAGTCTTAAGAGTTTCCATTAACTGATCTCTCGTAACATCAAATTCTCTTTGTAACACAATTGATGTCATCCAATATAATGGTTTAAATTTAGTATCTTCACTTGATTCAATGTTTAACATTAACCCATCAATACTTTCCAATTCCTGATAGTACCAATCATAAATCTGTCTTTTCTTGGCTACCAACTCATCAATTCTTTCCAACTGAGCCAACCCCATTGCTGCCTGTAAATTAGACATTTTATATTTGAATCCAATATCACTTATATCAAATCCTACTCCTGATCTACCATGTTCTGAAAAATGTTTTACCTTATTAAAGGTTTCTTCATCATCTGTAACAAGCATTCCTCCCTCACCAGTGGAAAGTGTCTTGGCTCCTTGAAAACTAAAACAACCTACATTACCAAAACTACCTGTTTTCTTACCATGTGACAACGCTCCAATTGATGGTGCAGCATCTTCTATAACTTTTAATTCACAATCATAAGCTATTTCAAGTATATATTTCATTTCAGAAGGAGTTCCATATAAATGAACTGGAATAATAGCCTTTGTTCTTTTTGTTACTTTCTTTATAATTTCTTCTGGATCAATAGTCCAATGGTGTGGTAATACATCAACAAACACTGGAGTTGCTCCTGTATAACAAACTGCACTTGCTGTTGCTATCCAAGACAAATCAGGAACAATTACTTCATCACCTTTCCCCACCCCCAATGCCACCAAGGCTAAATGTAATGCCCCAGTACAAGACGATGTAGTCAAAGCATATTTAACCCCAATATATCTGGCAAAGGATTCCTCGAATCTCTTTACATAATCATTACAATGCTCACCATGACCATTGGTAATAGCATCAGTAACGTAATCAATTTCTTTTTGCGTTATAGAAGGTCCAGCAGTTAATATCATTTTATCTACTTGCATAATTTCATATAAGTATAATAACGATCAGGAGAAATACCATCAACTGAAAACTCAGGTTTTTCCATCCATTCAGTAATCTCAGGTTTTTCCACCTTATATAAAGGAATATCCCGTTGTCTTTCAAATCCAAGTCTTTCATAAAACTTAATTGCATGAACATTATCTGATAATACCCGTAAATAAATATCTCTCACTAACTTTCTCTTTGCCCATGAAATAAGAGTTTGGGTGGCTAAAGACATTAATCCTTTCTCATCTTTCTTCCCCCGAACCACATTATCTATTTCACAAGTATTCTCCTCAAAATTAAAACTGGATAATCCTAAATGTCCAATAGGTGTTCCTTTCAAAGTATAAACAAAAAACAAAATTCTATCTTCTCTTGGAAGCAAAATATTATCAAACCAGTGTTCTGTCTTTGTTATTGATCCTTGAAAAGAATTAGCAAACCCAATAGGATTTTCCATTCTCCATAAGCATACTAAATGAATATACTTAGGACAAGTCAATTTATAAAAGAACGTCACCGGCTTCAAAAATCCAACAAGTCCATTTTCACTTTGAATAGGAATTGATCTCCATTCATCTGCCGGACTTTTACATTTGTATTTATCCAGAACCTTAATAACTCCTAATTGATAATCAGTCATATTAAAACTTCTTTACAACTTGTTCAATATAATCAAATACAAGATCAGTATAATGAGGAGCACATCCAAGAAAAAAGACATTATCCAAAACTGCATTTGCTACAGGATATTTCTTGTAATCATCCAAGAAACTGTAACCTGGATGTAATAATATATTTCCTGTAAAGTAATTACGAGTTTGAATTTTATTATCTTCAAAATGCTTTACCAATTTATTCTTTAATCCAGTTATACAAATAAATGGAGTACCAAACCAGCAAACGTCTGCCGAATGATATGTATGAACTCCTTTAACTCCATTTATATTTTCAGTTACAATTCTTTCAATTATTGCTTTTGCTATTTTTCTATGTCCAGCAATGGCTCCAAACTTTTCCAATTGAACCAATCCTATTGCTCCCTGTAAATCAAGTGGCTTCAAATTATAACCCATATTAGAAAATATATATTTATGATCAACCACACCATCATAATTCTCTAACCACTTACCAAATCTCTTTCCGCAAGAACCGTCTTTCAACATATTATCCACTCCCACACAAGTACAATCTCTTCCCCACCAAGCAAGACTAATCATTATCTTCATTAAGTCCCGATCATCAGTACAAACCATTCCTCCTTCTCCAGTAGATATATGATGAGATGGATAAAAGGAATTTGAAAATGCTACACAATCAGCAGTCAAAAATCTTCCATTCCACTTAGAACCAAGACTATCACAATTATCACCAATCAATTGTAAATCATATTTATTACAAATATAACTCAATTGATCCATATCTGGTGGATTACCAAGCACTGGCGAAAGAAATATAGCTCTTGTCTTGGATGTTATCTTTTCTTCAATCTGATTCAAATCAAAATTTAATGTATCCCATTCAATATCTACAAACACTGGTTTAAGTCTATTTTGACATAATACAGATACCGTAGTGGGAAATCCAACTGGAGAGACTATTATTTCATCCCCGTCTTTCCAATTGAAATATGTTTTCAACGCAGTTATCATTACTAAGTTAGCAGAAGAGCCAGAATTAACCATTAATGAGTATTTGACATTGAATCTTTTGCTAAACTCCTGTTCAAATTTATGTACATTCTCTCCAGCAGTAATCCAATTCCCATTGAGGAAAGCATTGATAGCAGCCTCAGTTTCTTTCTCATCCCAATATGGTCCAGAATAAGGAATGAGAGTTTCCCCCGGTATGAAACTATCTCCGTAAAGATAGGGAGCAACATGATTCCCAACCAAATTTCGTATATGATCTATTTCTACCATAATCAATTATCTATCAATGTCCAATTACTACAAAAGAAAGCACTTGATTCCGCAGAATTTAATCCTGATGTTGGACCAAACCAATTCTTTGGAGAACAAATAATCTTATCTTCATTTTCACTTAGATAACTTCCCCACCATGAAAAAGATGAATTAGCAATTATATGATGTTTACAAAAAGACATTATATACATATCATAATAATCAAGATTATCAGTTACAAAAATTGATCTTTTATCTCTCTTAAAGTTTTCTTTGCACCATTCCAAATCTCTTGAAGCTACAACCTTATTTTCCGTAAAGATATATATATGATCTATCTTTGTTTTACTTTCAATATATTGTAATGCCCTTTGATAATAAGACATTTGTAACATTGGATGAATATCTTGATCATATACATAATTCCCTCTTCTTACGTGAAGTGATACACTATTTTCAAACTTCCCCGATATTGTACTTATTATTTCTTTATTCTTAAACAAATCAATAACTTCCTTTCTACGATGATTAAAATATTGTGGCCAGCAAAGATAACCTCTCAATAACATTTTTCCCTGATAAGGAATAGGCTTATATTCATTTGGTTCATCATACACAAACTCAGGTTTCCATCCTTCTGGTAGTGATTGAAGTTTACTATAAACATTATCTTTATATTTTGAAGGGCCACGACCAGACGATTTTGTTCTTTCCAACTTCCAATAGAAATCAAACCCACATTCATCTCCATGATCCAAAGCAGTAGCGTATGTAGTAGCAATCTGAAACATTTGATTACCTAATCCCCCTTCAAGTTTTGCTGATATCATAACTCTGCTAATTCTTTGTATAATGGTTTCTTAATCCAATATTCTCTTTCACGTAAACAAGCTTTTGGATCTTCCTTGAAATGAATAGCTGCCACAGGATTCTGATCATTGTAAGCATACAATATCTTTTCAATATATTGTATATGCTTTAATCCTGCCATCTCTATCATCGGATACATCATTGCATTATCAAACGAATTGTTTGGATACTCTCCATTCTTATACTTCAAATCCTTGTTATCAATTTTATCCCACAATTTCTTCTTGCAAGTAACTAAATGAGAAGTACACCATGCTCCACTTTTACGATATGTTTGTGTATCAATAACTGGACCACAACATATACCTTTTTTTCCATCAGAAGTGGTGATGTAACTGCCGTAAGTCAACCAGATGTCTTTCTGATAAACTTTATCCAGATAAGCCAATACATCGTTAGCAAACAAGTAATCATCCCCACTAACAAAACAAATAATATCTTCCTTATTAGTAGCATATCCATTTATTCCTGCAATAAAATTCTTAATATGATAATCCTGTTTAGGAGTATGAATGGCTTGAAAAGGATATTTTTGAATTATCTCCCATGTCCCATCAGTACTGTTATCATCCATTATGATTACCTTGTAATTCTTGTAGGTCTGAGAAATAATAGAATCTAAACACCTTTCTATGAAAGGAGCAGCATCCCTTTGAGTAACTAATATGATAAACCTATTATTCATACTTCTTCAATTCTTCAATGTAAGGTAATGCAATACAACGACATTGTGGATGGTAAGGTATCATTCCTTCAATTTCATCCAATGAAAATACTTGTCCTTCCAATGCTGCACATTCATCACAAACTCTTTCATCCCCCGCCGTTTGCCATTCTCCTTTTACCGTAATTCCTTCAACTCCCCAATTTCGGTATTCCTGTATTGTTGCAACATGGTGTGCTCTTATAATTTCTGTTCGTGCTAATAATTCTGCTCTGCGTTGTGCTGGAATAAATCTTCCTAATGTATCTGTAATTTTCAAATCTCCCATTCCTGTACCATTTATTGTAGATACAAGTTTCCGAGCAAGTAAAGTCGGACCATCACCATCCGCCATTCCTTGAGCCAATACTCGACTTATCTGAGAACTCATTGCATCAGTTATTCCTTTTAAATCATTATATGCTCTGGCATATATTAAACCCAAACGATCAATATGAAAAGGTAATCCCATTACAACATCAATACCACCAGATTCATCTATTGGAGGAACTGTCATTCCAGCCTTTCTCATTTCATCTCTGGCTCTCATTACTCCTCTTTTATAAGAATCAAATAAGTATAAATCTATCCAAAGAGCATTTACACTTGTTCCAATTTGTTTCATCTCTTTCACGGTCAATAAACCAGCATCAACTTGCCTTTGCAACCACCTCATAAATTCTTCTATCTTTGTTTTGCTCAAGGGATATGCAAAAGCATCTTTAGCAGGTGGAGTAACTTGAAGATTATGTATTTTATCTTTTAATCCAAAACAATCATTCTTATCAATTCCTATTTTAATGGCAATAGTAACTTCCATAAACCTACGTTTCATCTCTCTTACAAAAGCATTACGCAATGCAGTTGTATGAGTTGGATCATAATTTTTACGAAGAGCCTCTGTATATGTTGCTGTATTTTCCATTATGCTCCAGCCACTGGTTTAGTTATTTTTACTGGTGCTTTCTTTGGAATTGGTTTTCCTGTTGGAATAACTGGAGAATCATCAGGATTTGTTGCTCCTCCACCTCCACCTCCGAATGGTGTAGGTGCTGGTTTATTAACACCATCAATAACGGACTGATTTAATTCATCCTCTGAAATCATCTTATCCCTCATTGCCAATACCAATGTAATTTGCTCCTGTGTTAATCCCAAACAATATTCCAAGAAAGCATTTGGAGGCATAACCTCCTGCGACATCGGACTGTATGTATATTCTCTCAATGCATTTGCCCTTCCCTTACCAATTTCAACTCTTGCTTTCTCACTCAATGAATAAAGATCATTCCATTTAACCGTATAATCATTGGCAGGTTTTGGTAAAATTGCCAATTCAATTAATTTATCAACAAGTGGTCGTATAATTATTGGATCAGCAAAATCATCTCTTCTTGACTGTACATAATCTTTCCATTCATTGCTATCTTGTGTACTGGCAAGTTCTCCACGCTCACTCCCTGTCAATATTCGTTTTGGAATACCTGTAACGGCTGAAATCATTTGAATCTGTACATCAACGTGATTTGCAGGGTCGGCTATTTGCTGGGCTAATGCCTTCAAGTCAACTCCTTCATTGACCAATATCCGACGTAAATTATTTTCATATTCATTTATTTGATCTTTCAAATCTTCTTTCATTGCCTCCGTCATCTGGTAATCCTTGTCAACTTTACCTTCAAAACCAGGACGAGCACCTCTCCAAAACATTTCAGCATCCCCACCAACAAGTTTCTCCAAATCCATCAAACGATTATAAACTGATTCCAAACGTGGAGTTCCCCATACTTCAGATTCCATTGGATCATCAGTTATATGTATAACTCTTGAATAATGTATTTTCACATAAGTAACTGAAGTAGTTCCAGGAGCACTCATACCACTGGTTATATCTGAAACTGCAACGTTATAGAATGTTGGTAATCCATATCTTTCATTCTTAGGATCATCTTCAGAGTTAATTATTTGAGCACTTTTCTCTCCAAATGGTTTAACGTACATCAACTCTTTTATTTTTCCAACAGGCTTTGCAAATCCATCACGATCTTTAACATCATTAAATCCCAATACCAAAATACCATAATGTCCAATTCCTGTAAGTTTGTCAAGCCTTGATAAAGTTGATTTTAATTTTAAATTCTTACTTAATTTTGCCCAAGCCTTTTCAAATTCAGTATCTTCTGCTTTCTCTGATTCTACAAGTTCCAATGGCCCTTGCCAAGTTGCTTTTACTGGACGATCTATAATTGCTTTGGCAATATCCTGACGAGCATATCTTCCATTAAAATCAGTATAATCCAAATTCAAAGAATAACCAAGAGCTTTATACACATCTCGATCACCACCGTACTGCAAACCTAACTGCTGCATCAATTGAACACGACCAACAAGTTGACTGGCAAAAGTACGTAATTGATCTGATGTCAACTCTTTTTTACCATCTTCTTTTTCACTATGTTTAGTTCGTTCCATCTCTTGATTATTAATTTGTTAATATATCCCGGACATATTTCAATCCGGGATATCCATTACTATTTAAACATCTTTGGTGATTGTGTATTCGGTGGAGCAAAGAATGTTGCTGTAACATAAGTCAATGTAACACCGATAACAACATGCCATAAGACAGGCCAATTTATTACACTCCCTGCAATTATCTGACCTACATAATCAGTTATTCCAGTACCTAATGCAATAAGCAATCCAGATAGTACATTCACCCAATTAAACTGACCTGCAGGAGATGTAGATGTAAAGAATACAATGAGATTCTTCCCAATGTAGGGAAGTAATGATGCTACTACAGTAACTATCACTAAAGCATAGTTAATAGGTGTTTGTCCAAGTGCTGTCATAAGAATACCTATGACCAACATAAATAGACCTTTCCAAAATTGTTGTTTTGTCATAATGCTAATTTTAAATGATTATTATTCTGTTTGATAGAAAACCCAAAAGTCATTACACAATTTACTACTTAATACATATTTCCATGGAACCTGACAAACACCACCTTGTCCCCAATCTGCACCCCAACTATTCAATTCCACTGTACCATTCTTATCATAATCAAATATGACCATACAATGCCCTCCAAGAAACTGCTCACTACATCTGTGTGGGTAAGGTACAATACCTGTTTTAGCAACTTCCGGTGATTCAAATGATTCATAGACATTCTTACCATAAACTACCGGATAACCAGCAACAATAGCATCCTGAATGTATTCCTTCTTTTGAAGGACACTTTCATACCTGATTGATTGATGATCGAGAGCATCTTTCCAAGCAGCATCAGACGGATTAATATTGAACTGACTTATAATATAAGGCCAAAGTAGTTCCCTACAAATACCATATTGATTTATAGCTTTAAATGCATCACGAATCATTGCTCCTGTATCGTTCTGTTTATCCTGACGAGCAATATAATAAGCAAACAATCGAGACAATTCAATATCTGGTTGATTATTGGTTATGAGTGTCCCTCTGAATCCTTCCACCACCCCATTGCCCACACACGAGCCCAGATTGCCTTGATCGTAGCGAAAGGAAATCTTGTTGATATGGCCCCTCCCTGTATCCTCTGGAACTGCTCTTGGTATTCTTAATTTATAAGCAAAATCTCTTGGATCAGGCTTATCTGGAATCCATCCATAAGGTCTTTGCGGAAATGTCTTTTTTCTTCCAAAATTAAATAATTTCATATTCTATTTTATTTTTATCCACATTGAATTACCTCCATATTGAGGAACATTATTATAAGCATGAAGTAGTACCCCCCAGCCATCAGATGTTTCACCGACATACCCATGAAAACTGTCATTTGCCCCGGTTATTGGTATTCCATAGGGAATAGAGCCTTTGTAAGTAACACCCAAATCTTCACTTATAAGTATCCCCATATCTGATTGAGTTGTAATAATAAATCTCGAACCTGTCTTATAAAATCCATGAACAATTCTTGTGTATGGGCCGTAGTTAGGAGTTTGGAATATTTTAACCCATGTAGAGGTGGTTCCAAATGTTGCTTTGGGTATCTGATACATTCCAGCAACATCAACATAACCCAAATGTGCGTCAGTGCCGGAATAAACGCTCGTTCCGTTAAATCCAAGTCCGACAATCTTACAAACACTTGATGCTGTCCCCTCAACCATTGTAGTTACAGTCCATGTGTCTGCACCTGAATTATATTTGCATTTGTAAACCCTATCTGAAAGCAAATGGCTTGCTAACCCATCCCCGGTAGTGAACCACCATTCATCATCAATATCGTTGTAAGTAACCCCGTGTATATGATAAGCATCATAAGTGACATCAGCTGTCCAGAATGCCTTTATTGTCTGCCCCTCATTAATAGTATAGAACATATTTACATTTACATATACACCATCGGCAACCTGTGTGTAGTTGCCCCATACTTCAAGTTCTATTCCTCCGATTAAACCCCATTGTTTATCCCTGTTCCATTGGCTGAAATTGGTTGTTGAACTTGCAACAAAAGGATTGCCGTTTTTGTCAAGAACAGTGGCAGTATGATATGTGGCAAGATTGTCAGTAGAATAATACATTGCTGTTTGAGAACCGAAGGATATATTTCCACTCAGGTAAATCTTTGCATATTGAATCTCAGTAACACCGGTAATAACTTTTGATATTCCATAAGTTTTTCCTCCGTCAAGTGAAAGTGAAAGCGTATTTGTGCCAGAATTAAATTTAAGTACCTTATCGCCCCTTATGGTTACAATGTTATCAGTAGAATATTTCCAGTAGATATAGTCATTTTCATACGTATCGGTATAAACATAATCCTGGCAATACGATGAAACAATCTTTGAGTAATTTGAACCTGATTTATTCGTTATAAATGAAAGGACTTCATCAAGTGTTTTACGGGACTTATATGAGTGATCTGATACTTTGAAGAATACAATACCTTTATATCCTACATTTGCCCATGACTGAAATTTTAAATTATTACATTCCGAGATATGCCAGTATTTTTTAGTTGTTGCACTTGTTGCATCGTAATAAGTCAAAGCATTTCGTGCAGCATCAGAATATATTGTAGCATTTGATCTGTCGAAATTTGCATTTGTCATTGCCAATACCGAATTGGCGAGATTATGTTTTGTCAGATTGCCGGGATGATTATCTCCAAGCTTAGTATAACCAAGCGGCAGAGTTACAACATTTTCAACACCACCCAACGTGTTTGGAACATAAATATCCTGGGATCCTTTAGTATAAAGCGAATAACCATTATTAAGTAGATGTACCGAACCGGCAGAACCAAAACGAGTGCATTGAACATTATAAACACCATTACCTGCTCCTCCTACATAATTTGCAGTTGTAAGATGATAACCATTACCTGAAGCATCCGGGATATATTCACCCCCACCCGCACAAGGCCAGTATGCTAATACATCTGAAGGGTATGTGCCGCTTTCGCAAGCAGTAGCCTCAGTAGGTGTAAGTAATCTTCTTAAAAGGAAACAATCCGAATGTGATGTTTTGCTTATTTGTCCGGTAACAACTGCACCATTTAAATCATTAGTCCCTTTTAGGAAAAACTTAAATTTATTATCCAAATGAGGGAACGTGCCTGTAAAAGAAACATCACTTCCCTGTTGAACATTATCAATAAAAAACCTTAATTTACCGGTTGATTGATTAACATCCATTCTAACGGTATGCCATAAATCATCCGCCCCGTATGTTGTAGCTGCTGAAACAACTGAGAAATTATTTACTGATGTCTGAATAGAACAGGCTAATGCTCCTGTTGTCTGGAATTGAATATAATATCTCCCTACAAGTGAAGATGAACATTTCTTACCTATGAAGCAATTATAATCTGAAATAACATGATTTTCACTTTTAATTTTTGCCCAAACGGTAAAATCTGTATTGTAAATATCCAGTGCGCCATTATCAGATATATACCCATATCCTGCACCAACGGGTTCATAAAAATATGCCGGAAGTATGGGAATATTATTACCATAGTTATCAACCATATTCATTCCTGAACGGCCCTTCGCCCACTGGTTAAAATCTTGTTTCGTCCAGTAACTACTCCACGAAATAGGAATTGCTTTCACATTCACCCAGTCCCCTGTCGCTCCTCCGTCAGTAGATTCAGTACCTAAGAATCCTAACGCAGTGAGTGTCTTGTCAGTACATAGATACCCGTCCCTCACCACCTGACGCACAGTTGTCGTGCCATCGGTAAGGGTGTTCCATGCCCCTGTCTGTCCGTTGTTATATTGTCTGTATTGGCTCATTTATTTAATTATTAAAATCTTTCCACCTGAAACGTAAGCCTTCCCAACACCATTCACGACAGTCGAATAAACTGGAGTAGTGAAAGTTGTATTAACTCCATATGTTGTGCCTGTGGTATTGGTAGCATACGCCCTGACATAATACAATGTATTCCCTTTTAGTCCTGTGAGTGTGACGGTATATGAACCCAATCCTGAACCGCTTGAAGCATGACTTCCCGCTATAGTGGGATTTGTTGAAGTACCCCAACATACACCCCTATCAGTTACACTCGCTCCTTCATCTACAGTTACTGTTCCTCCTCCAATAGCTGTTATTGCCGTTATATAAGATGTCGAGTCAATTACATGAGTCTGAACGGATGCAAGTGGAGGCAGGTCTGTATCATTTATCCTATAAAGTATCGCACCTGTATATGCTGGCATACTAAGAACACTCACCTCGCTCCCGTCAGTCACATCATAATAAGTCCACCCTACTGTGAATGGATAACTTGCAGCCCCGCCCGTGAAGTTATAAGCGTAATCAACAAACTGATCTTTCGTAGTGTGAGAGTATGATGCAGTCCATAACTTAGCATCACCCGTCTCGTTAGCACCGGTAAGTGCATTTGCCAGCCATGCAGCAAGTGTATTGTAACCAGGAAGTGCTGCTACATAGTTTGAATACCCTGCTTTATTCCCAGTGGGCAAAAGAAGGTAATTATAATCGAAATAGTTATGAGTTTGTAATGTACCGCCCCTTATTGCCCAATTTGCAATGTCATTTTCAGTTCTGTAGTTTACGACAAGTTTATTGTATTTTACCGTATCATAATCAGGATCAGAACCGCCATCCCCAAGATATATTTCCATCGAACCATAGGATATATGTAGTACCGAACCCCTTGATTTGGTTGCCATATTATATTCCCATTTATCATATTGACCTGAGTTAGCATAAAGGTTGCCATTATTTCCTGCAACTAAGTTATTATTGACATATACATGCTGTGTCTCATAGTCGAGATAGATACCGTAGTTATAATAAATCCCCGTTGCCCCTTCTGGTGAATCTGCCTTGCTAACAGTTCCATCACCCCCCTCGACAAAATTATATCTTATGGTATTACCTACATATGGAAGTGCTTCGGGATAGTTATCGGTTATCCTTGTAACATTCATGTATGATGTATAAATTCCACCGCCATCATCAATAAGATAGCAATAGTCCCTTACCCTGTTTTTTTCGATAATACAGTTATTTGCGATAGATAACCTTATTCCATCATAACCAATATGATTAACATCGTTCTTTGAAACATTGGTGAAGTTTGCGGAAGTAACTGATATCCCCTCCATGCCACGATAACCGAATCCTCCATCCAATCCGATATAAAGAACCACATTACTATCAACCGTTCCGTTGTTGCATTGTGATAGACTTATGCCATACCATCCACAGTAATGAACTGAATCGGTTGATATCGTAACATAATCAGCATTGTAATTATAAATACCCGTAACACATCTTGAAGCCGTTGTACCAGTTATTGTATTATAGTCACCATCCCTATTCCTAATTCCTGCTACATTATACCCTTCTACCCTGACATTTGCAACACCGATATAATCATAGTTATTTATATCAATGCCATAATCGTATGTTGCTGCCTTGATGGTTAATGCGCTTGGGTCAGAACCATAATACATATATACATAAGAACCATCCCAGCACCAATCTCCGTTATCGGTAAGGCATCTAATGCTATTCTGCATGAAATATCCATACCCTGCTGTATTGGTATAAACAGCCGTTGTGGTATATGTTATCTTGCGGGTTGACTGAACAAAATCAAGAACTTTTAATCTCTCATGTGAATAGGCATTTGGTCTGACTACTATCTCTGCACCATTCCAGTAATCATCTGCCTGAGTCAGATTGGTAGCATCAATAAGAGATGTATTTGACCCACCCGTAGTTACAATATTCCTGCCCGTGTTTGGATATCTGCCCATTAAAGTATTAACACCTCCGATTGTAAGATATCTCATATCGGATGAGGTTGTTACTGCCTTCCGATAGATGTTGCCCGAATAATTTGTCCACGAACCTGATATGTCTGTAAATCCCGTGATGATTGGCTTTGCACCAGTGCCATAAGCACCTATCACAATTAGATTACCTGCCGTGCCTGATTCTTTGGCAGTTATAACACCGATAAAAGTATCACCACGATTAAATAATATGGAGTCACCAGGAGCAAATGTACCCGCCGCCCAAATGGTATTAACCTTCGATATGGTTGCCCATGCCGTGCCATTAGACAAACCATTTGCAGCATCACTTCCTCCCGTCTTTACATAGTAATTAGTTGCTGATAATATCAGGCTAATTAAAAGTAATGGTATGAAAATTAATCTTTTCATCAGTATAAGAATACTATTGTTACAGCAGCTCCGGCAGTTGTAGATGATAATGCAGTTGGCCCTGCTGGTAAATCTGTCTGTGCTGATAATGTAGCACAAAACCTATTGCTATTTGTAAAATCGAGAGTTGAAAATGGCCCTGCTGTATAATTATCTGCAAAAACTTGAGGTATGGTTGCATCAGCACTTTCATTATAAAGGAGTGCAACATAATATATCCCTGGTGTGGCAGCATAAGTCGATGAGAATGCCTTTGTCACTAATGTGTTTACTGATGCTTTATATAAATTGCCATCATTTGCACATGATGCTACAAGAGATATATTACCTGCTGTTTCCTTATATAGTCCTACCTTATTATTATTATCAGCAGTATAATCCCCCTGTCTCCCTATAGCAAAAACAACTCCTGTTATAGTTACTTTCTCTGGTATGTAAACTGCAATTAATCTTAACTGCCCGTCTCCCATCGTTGAAACAGTATGATTCCCAACTGGTGCTGCACCTAAAGTCATTGCTTTATATGAAGACCCTAATAATTGCAGTGAATGAAGGTTATTTGAATACTGAAACAAGTCCTGTGCCGTCGCATAACTCCCTGCCGGGGTAGTCCCTGCGACTACAGAGTCAGCTTTCAAAACGGCAACAGTACTAATGTTTATCTGCCCTGCAACAGGGATATAAGGATTAAGTGTATCTGCGCCATGATACGATGTCATGGATTTTGCAGTGGTATTAACCTGAATACTGTCAATGGTATTTACAAGGCTTCCCGTCTTTGTCGCCCCTGTCTTTTCAACAGTCTTGCCTACCTTCAGACCACCGTGAGCATCAATGACATAACGATACCAGTTGACCTGCGCCGAGAGTGATGCAGTCAGCATAAATGCTATAACAACAATTAAAATCTTTTTCATATTATTCATTTATTAAAATTTCATAATCAATTCCTTCAGTCCCACTAAAATTAGTACCTACCTCAAGGACATAATTACCTCCTATGACTGTCTCCCTGTAAGTCCCTGCAATAGTACCAATATGAGAATCTATTGTCTCATAGTCTATATCCTCTGTCCCTGCAAAGCCTGTTACGGTGAGTTCGGCTTGAGTGACAAAATAACCCCCTACCTGACCACTACGGACTCTAAGGCCGGTGTCGGGGTCAGTCCAGTAAGATGGAAACTTAATATTGCCTCCTCCATAAATGGTTGTTATTGGTCTAACAACACTCCTGATAACAGGTCTTAATATGGTTCTTGCTACTGACATCTACTACCACTCAAATCCAAAGGTTAAACTTCCACTGGTGTATGCAGCCGCATTCTTAACTCCAGCTCTCCAAGCAACCCCTTCTCCAAATTCATCAATAATAACTCTATCTCCAGTAGCCCAAGCACTACCATTATTCAAACAATCCTGCCAAGCAGCATCATTAGAACATTTGAATTGTAAACTTATTGTTATTGCAGAAGTTGCTCCATCAACACTTTCTCTAATGGAAAAGAACAATTTGTTTATCTTATTCTTTCTCGGATAAACCGCATTGGTAAAATATCCACTACTACTTGGAGCAGAATCTACCGTAGCATATTCATGATTTACTGAACTTGAATCCCTGCTGTTTGCCATTGCCTTATAATTTATAGTTTATACTTTCTTCTGTTTTACATTAATTGCTTTTGGTCCCTTCTGACCGTCCTGAAGTTCAAATGTAACCAATTCATCTTTCTTAATTTTGTCAACCAAATTACTCGCGTGTACAAAATAATCTATACCTGTTTCTGTTTCCGTAATGAAACCAAATCCTTTTGACTCATTGAAAAATTTAACTTTTCCGTTCATTGTAATATAAATTTAAGTAATACGTCTTGCAATCTTTTTACCAACAAGTTTATTGAAAGCCCCTGCAGCAGCATCAACCTGGTCTTTATATGTACTAAATGGAAAGAATCGGTGCTCTTCAATAAACTCACGATTCCATAAAGCCAACATCATATGAAATGTACCAATATTAACCTGTACTGAATAAGGGTCTGCTCGGAAGACTTTATCACCTGTGGGACGTTCTGCCCTGCATACAAACCCTGGTAAATTCCTTATGGTATCTTCAGCTGATTCTTTTCCACCTGACCCAGGTTCCTGCTCAACCCATACAATTACATTCGTTCCATCAGCGATTGCCGTTTGACGTATAATAGCCTCCCTTTCATCACTTCCCCACCTGCCACGTTTTACGTCTTCAATTAACCAACGATTGCCAGTCAATTGACTCATCTTTACTCCTACGGTATAAGCACCCTCTCCTGGTGAAGCAGCCTTGTCCCAATATCGTACAGAATGAATAATATGATTTGCTGGGGGGTAACTGGTCATCATATTAAAGTGATCCACCTTGAACATACCCCCACCCGGAGGTGTAGGATCCTGCCCAATCTGCCCTGCGTAGCCGTACTGCCCTAAATCAGCCTCCAAGTCTTTTAGGACAGCCCAAGATAGTCTCTTTGGATCGAGTAGGTCATTTACATACTTGCTTGCCAATTCAGGAGGTTGTACTTTATCAAGGAAGTTCTTAATTTCACCAGGTAAACATATATGACGAATATTCTCCTTCTGTTTAGCCAGAATGTGACCACTTGGGTCATCCTGGTGAAGTCTTTGCATTATAAATATAGTAGGTGTAATAGATTTGTCAGTCTTACGAGTGGAGAGTGTTTGTTCACACCAGCGGTTTGCTGTCTTGAGTTCTGTATCTGAAACTGCCTGTGCTGGGTTCAGCGGGTCATCCACTATTAGAATATCTCCATGAAACCCAGTCAATGTACCACCTACAGATGTGCTGTATCGGCTTCCACCAGTGATCGATTGTTTTACCCTGCCAGGACTGCCTTCAAGTTTCTTTACCACCTTGAAGTTGGATTTAGTGTCTTTGTCCTCCTTAATATCAATTTCCGGGTACATCTCTTGGAACTGTGTCGAGCGAATCAGGTCGCGGCAGTATTCAGCTGACTCCATAGAGAGTGCTGAAGAGTATGACGCAGTAATAAACCTCATCCAATACCAGCGAGTCCAACACCAGGCAGGGAACATAATACTACAGGTAATCGTCTTGGTAGATCCTGGTGGTACATTAATAACCAGGTCATATTTTCTTGGTAATCTATTTGAAACTCTTTCTGCAACTCGTTCAAGTTCTTTACATAGGTACTCAATATGCCAATTATGTTGGAATGTATGAGGACTGACCACAGGCCAGAAGTACTGAAGAAAATGGTACAGTGATCGGTTATTTAATTCCTTAGTCACTGCCATAGGATTCTCCAAAGCATATTTAATAAATGCAGCCTTGG